AGACATTGTTGTTGAATTTAATGTTGTAGTAGTTCCATTAACCGTTAAGTCGCCAGAAAGAGTTAAGCTAGTTCCAGAAATGGCTCCTGTAAATGTTGCTCCAGAAAGGTTTGCCTTAAGGTCAAGGGCTGTTTGCTGAGCAGTTGATACCGGCTTTGATGCATCTGTTGTGTTGTCAACGTTTCCAAGACCAACCATAGACTTGGTAATTCCAGAAACTGTTCCCGTAAATGTAGGGCCTGAAAGGTTGGCTTTTAAATCAAGAGCGGTTTGTTGCGCTGTTGATACAGGCTTGCTTGCGTCTGCTGTGTTATCTACGTTGCCTAGGCCCACATCTGATTTAACTAAACCAAGTGGAGTGGTAATTGTTTTATTTGTAAGAGTCTGGGACGCAGTTGTTGTTACAAGGAGGCTGGTATCTGTGATCCCATGAACAGATGTTGTGTCTGAGGTGTGTGTAGAAACAGCACTATCAGCATATGCCTTTGTTGCAAGCTCTGCTGTATCTGTAATACCGTGTACAGAAGTTGTATCCGAAGAGTGTGTTGAAACTGCACCATCAGCATAGGTCTTAGTTGCTACCGTTGAATCAATATCAAGAGTAATAGTATTAGATTCGTCATCATAAACTTTATCAAGTCCTACACCAGCAACAACTGCTGTATTTACGGCATCCTGTGCTAACTCTGCAATTGCAGAAATACTTGCCTTAAGATCAAGCGCTGTTTGTGTAGCAGTTGAAACTGGTTTGTTTGCATCTGAAGTATTGTCTACGTTGCTAAGACCAACGTCATTCTTTGTTAGTCCTGTTGGAGTGGTAATAGTCTTGTTAGTTAGAGTTTGTGTGCCAGTTGTTGTTACAAGGAGACTGGTATCTGCAATTCCATGTACGGATAGTGTATCTGCTTCGTGAGTACCAAGTGATGTAGCGACTGCGTTAGAGGCTGCAGTATCTGCGTATGATTTAGTTGCAAGGTCTGCGGTATCGGCAATGCCATGAACAGAAGTTGTATCTGAAACGTGTGTCCCTATTTCACTTGCTACATGCTCTTGTGTAGCCAATGTTCCTGTTGCATTTGGAAGAGTTAAGGACCTATCTGCTGTAGGGTCTGCTACTGCTAATGTAGTTTCAAAACCATCTGCTGTAGCGCCTTCAAAGATAAGAGCGACACCAGTGTCAAAGGAAACTGAGCCAGTAAAAGTAGGTGAGGCTAGAGGTGCTTTTAAATCAAGGGCTGTTTGTGTTGATGTGGATACTGGCTTATTAGCATCCGTTGTATTATCAACGTTTCCTAAGCCAACCATGGATTTTGTAACGCCAGAAACCGTACCTGTAAAGGTTGGGTTAGCAAGTGGCGCCTTTAAATCAAGTGCTGTTTGCTGGGCAGTTGATACTGGCTTATTAGCGTCTGATGTGTTGTCTACTGAACCTAAGCCAACCATGGATTTTGTAACGCCAGAAACCGTACCTGTAAAGGTTGGGTTAGCAAGTGGAGCGTATAGGGCTGCTGCAGCTGCAGGAGTTAAAGTGATATAAGGTAGAGAAGCCCAAACTGTAAGCCCGTCTCCAACTTTAAGCTTTTTACTGTCAGTTTCTACGCCAACTTCACCTTCAAGAAGAATTGGGTTTGATGCGGTCCACTCAGCCGCAGTTCCTCTGCGTAGTAGAATATTAACTGCCATTACGAAACTCCTCCGTCATAAGAACCTGTGTAAGACCCCTCAAATGTAGAAGACGGATACCCGCCGTCTACATTCGGTGTTCCACCGTAGAAAGAAGCTGGTCTTCCACCATCTACTTGAAGTTGAGATGACCCACCAGTACCGACAATGTCAATCCAAAGTGTTCCATCATATATTCTTAACTTTAATGTTGTAGTATCAAAGTATAAGTCACCTGCTCGTTGACCAACAGGCTCGCTGCCTTTAGCCAGTACGTTTAAGGGTACTAATGCTTTTGTACTCATTTATGTTATCCGATTATAACTACTCTGTAGGCGTTAGATGTTGGAGCAGATGCAAATCCCAATGTTACGGTGTTACCGCCTGCAGGACGTGCGTTATCTACAAGAACTTCTTCGCCAGTGGCTAATTCGTAAACCTGAACGTGAACGTCTAGCGTCCCTAAGTTGTGGGTGATTGTGTACGTGGTAGCTGAGGTAGAAAGTGTTTGTGAAAACTTGCGAGCTACTACTGTGGCGTCAACAGAGATTGTGTTGGCTCCAACGGTAATACCGTTACCAGCACCAATTGCAAAGCCGTTAGCGTCTGTAGCAGCACCCGAGTTGGTAGCAAGCTTGATTGCTCCGCCGCTAGAATCTGTCTGTAAACCGCCTGTTGTAGATGGAGCAAATGTGAAGTTAGTTCCTGTAAGGAGAACACCATTAGAGGCTGTATATGTACCAGCGCCTGAGAACTGGGCAAAAGTAAGAGCAGTAGTTCCTAGTGTAATAGGGTTGTCAGTTGTTAATACCCAACCGCTATTTCCGTTTACAGTTCCTTGTTCTACGAATGTAAACATTCCCGAAGTAACGTCTGCGTTAGAGTTTGCATCCAAAGCACGGTCTGGAGCTCCAGAGGCCTTAACTACATAGACACCGTTTTCAGAACCATCTGCTTGATTCTTAACAAGAACACGGTCACCAGTAGCAAGAGTTACTCCATCAAGAGTATCTCCATTTTCAAGGCCTGTAGATAAAGTTACTGCTGCGGTTGTAGCGGCACGTACTGAAGCCTTAACGTCAAGGCCCTGGGCAACAGAATCCACGTAGTTCTTAGTTGCAGCATCTTGTGCGCTAACTGGGTCGGCTACGTTTGTAATTAACTGGCTGTTCATTGTAAACGAGCTAGTTGGTGCGGTTAAATCTGTTACCTTATTTGTGGTAAGGATTACGGTACCTGATAAGTCAGGAAGAGTAATTGTGCGGTCAGCTGTTGGGTCAGTTACAGTAAGAGTTGTCTCGTTAGTATCTGCTGTAGAGCCTTCAAATACTATTGAGCTATCTGTAATAGCTAGGCCAGAAACAAGTGGAGAAGTAATTGTTTTATTTGTAAGAGTATCTGTTGTGTCTTGACCTACAAGGGTTGTAGTTAGGTCAGGAAGAGTAACTGTGCGGTCTGCCGTTGGGTCGCCAGAGGTAAGAGTGAGCTCAAATGAGTTAGGGGTTGCGCCTTCAAATACAAGGTTGACACCTGTGTCAAGTGTTACGGTTCCCGTAAAGGTCGGGTTGTTAGAAGGAGACTTAGTATCAATCTGAGTCTGGATAGCAGAGGTTACGCCATCCACATAGTTAAGCTCTGTAGTGGTAAGTGTTGCGCCATCAAGAATGTTGATTTCTGCGGCATCTGCGGTTACGCCGTTAAGTCCAACAGCTTCCCAGATAGTACCGTTATAAACACGCATTTCATTAGAAGCAGTGTTGTAGTAAACCTGACCTGTTACAGGACTTGATGGGTCAGTGGCTAAGTTTTGAATACGAGCATTTTGCAGCTCGTTCTTAGTTAAATCTAGTGACGTTAAATACTTACGTGCCATTTATCTCATCTCCTTAAGACAGATACGCTTTGCCGCTGAATGCTCCAGTAAAAGTTATCGTAAGGGAGTTAGTGTTCGTGTAGGCTATTTCACCTTCAACGATTGATCCACCCGAGTCCTGAACGGTTACGTTTGGGTGCCACCCAAGATTGTGCGTTACTACCCACACAGCCGAAGATGTTCCCTGGACATGAGTATATGCGAGAGTTTGAGCTGTAGGTCCCCCAACTATTACTGGATTTATTCCAGAGATACTTCCTGGGGATGGGGCAGCAATTAGAATAACGTCTTGATTTGTCCCTGCGGAATCGCCTGGGCGAACGTATTGGGTCATTGAGTCACCTGCGCAGTTACAAAGATTTTTCCAGTAACGTAGGTGTGAATCAATCCGTTTGAGTCAGTTAGCTGTACGTCGTAATAGCAGACCCCAGGAAGCTTCTTTGTCTGTGTAGCAGTTAGGTCTAGCTGCAGTGTACGCAACCCAGTACCATCTACATCTCCTACATTTGGGTAGGAGGTTGCAAAAGATGCAAGTAGGATTGGGCTATTTGGAGCAGGACGAATCTCTGATTTAGCAACATAGCCATTGACCTCAAACCCAAACTGAATCTGTACTGAGTAGCTGTCTCCAGTGTAGACATACAAGTCTTGAGTAAACGCAGAGGTTAGTTTCTTTATACCACCGTAGGTAGGTATCGGTATGTAAACGCGTTCCTTTGGTTCTCTGTCGTCTATCTCTTGAGGAACATAGATAGGTACATAATGGTTGGTTGTCTTTGAAATTCGGCGCAAACTAAATACATCAATTTTGTATAGACCAATACCAAGCTGTGAACACAGCTCTCTGTACTGGGTTTTACGAACCTCAATCATTTGCATCAACTGACGGTAACGTTCAGAACGAGGAATCTGAACTCCGTCAGGAGCTGTAATATCAATGTCAAAGGATGCATCTGTAGCAAGAGTGTAAAGAGCTAAAGTAGAAGCCCAAACAAGTACGGGATATTCTTCCAACGTAGGCAGAGTTGTAATGGATACAGGACGACCATAAGAGTCTACGTGGTTAGCAGTATGCTGTTGAAAAGCTGTAGTAACAAACTGTTCAATTTCAGCACTTGTAAAGTAACGATAATAATTTCCAGCAACAACAATTAACCGCCCTGAAATAGGAGCGGTGTCAAAAACAATATAACCAGTTGCTTCTTCTACCTCTACGGTTGTAGAAACATCTACACCGTTAACGGTAACAATTAAGTTAATACCATCAAGAGGAGAGTACGGAACTAAGTAACGTGTTGAGGTTCCATCAGCTGTTGTTTGGTAAACAAATGATTTAGGGAAGTCACCAAGCTCGGACCGTAAACGGCCTGCCAAACTGGTAAGAATAGCCACGTAACCTCCAAAAGCTGTATGAAGCAATCATCTCAAAAATAACCTAATAAAAAAGGTCCAACCCCCAACTGGGAGGAGGGCGGGAACCAGTTGAGGGTCGGACTACTTTTTGGAGGCTTAGTTAGGCCGCCAAATATATCCGAGCTCTTCTAGGTAGTTAGCAAGATGACCAGGCACTCGGTACTTAACGCCAGCTTTAAAGCTGTAGTGGTTTCCTACTCCGTATGTCATCTCGTCAATATCTGTAATTGTGCGAATAACTACTGAGTCGTTCGCTGTTGTAACTCCGATGTTCTCAATCTCGTCTAGGACAAGTGGAGCATCTGGTTTCTTTGGGTCAAAGACGTTATTCTCTAAACTCTCTGCCTCAACTTGTGCCGCAATTGAAATTTCATCTTTACGGTCTTGTAATGCTTTTGCATTCTTCTTTGCTGCAGTTTCTGCTGCGCGTCCTGTTGCATCTAACGGACTTGTTGGTGTGTTTGCCACGGTGTATTTCTCCTATGTTAGTTTGTGATTAATGATGGCTGGGGACCCAGGAAGGAGTAGGGTCCCCAGACATCGGTAAAGCGAGTCTTAGTTTGTGTAAACCTTGACGATAGCCTGGTCGGTGATAACACCAAGACCCCAGATTGCGTACCATGCAAGAGCGTGCTCACGACCGAAGTCAAGAACGCCACCGTCACGTAGTTCAACTGGAAGGCTGATTGCGTGACCAAATGCGTTGTCACCAATCATGATTGATTCGTAAACATCTGCTGAGTTACCTGTAGCTGAAGTTAGGTAACCCTTTTCAGCTGTGTAATCTGCAGACTCTGGGTTTCCACCTGAGCCTGGAGCAGTGTTAGAAGACACAGGGATGCTACCTGCTGATGCTGGTGCACCAACAAGTGATGATGTGGTGTATGAACCACCAGCAGCAAGCTTCTTAATCTGTGTTGTTTCAATGAAAACTACGTCGTATAGACGACCAATTTCACCGAGCATGAAGTTACCTGGAGCAGCGTACTTTGTGACTTCAATGAACTCTGGGTTAGAGCGAAGGTCACGAGACTGCTTTGGGTGTACGAACTGTACGTATGTCTCACCTAAGCGAGGGATGTTCTTACCAGCAAGGGTAAGAGCTGCATCCTTGATTGCGCCTGTTGTTAGCTTGTGGTTTCCATCAAGCTGTGAGATTGCTGTAGCAGCTGTTCCTTCATC